TTAACGGCACACGTTCTTGATATACGACTGGGCAGCTCTTAAGGCTGCCTGATCGGCGATGATGTCCCGGCGGAGATCGAGAACAGCTTGTCCAGTTTCCCGATTGAGTTCGATGGTGCCTGCATTACCCACGCCGGCGGCGCTGGCGGTACCGGACACGTTCCCGTCACGGGCACTACAACTTCCCGCGATGCGCAACCGGCGAGTGCCATCAGCAACAGCCCGGCGCAGAGTGTCATTTTCAGCATTGAGTTTCCCCTTCTCTTCAGTGCCGGTTTTGTCGAGTGCAGCGAGCTTTTGTTCGACGGCCTGCTGCTTTGCCAAGGCTTCGCGGGCCTGCCTTGTGCCAGCGGCTGAGACAGTGGCCAAGTCTTTCTGGTGATCTGATTGAGCGCTGGCGATCACCTGCCCATACGCATTGGCCTGCCAGAACCAGGCAGCCGCGAACCCGATGCTGATAAGCGCGATGACTGCCAGCATGTAGGCCAGCAGCTTGACGCGGACATCCGTCACGCCAGCGCCCTCTGCACGCCTTCAGCAATCACCGACGCAGCATAAGGAACTGCGCCGTTTTCATGCCGGATGATCCCGGTGGTCAGGGCGATCAGCGTTCTGAAGTTGCGGATGTCGATCGGCTGATTGGGCTGAACGCCGACATCTGCGGCCACGGCCCTAATGTACGCCTCGGTGTCATTCTCCCCGCCCGGCGCCCACCGACTGATGATCTCCCGCACAGTGTCGATGCCGGGGCCACCCACGCCAGGCACCCCGTCCTTACCCCGGTACGCCAGCAAGAGCTTGGCCAGTGCACGGATGCCATTTTCGGCGGTGTCGAATCGGGCGAAGCGTTTCTCGATTGCCGGGTCTGGCGGGAGCTGGCCCTGCCATTGGTTGCGCGGGTTGTAATCGATGTTGCCGGGGTTGTTGTTCCGAATCCCTCGGGTGATGAGTGTCATTCACGTTTCTCCAGACGAAAAAAAACCCGCACTGGGCGGGCTCGGTGAGCAAAGGATTACCGTGCGGGCATTAACGACAAACGAATGCCCGAATGCGATTTTGCGTTCTAACCTGCCTGACTGCCTCCAGCTCAGGCGGTGGCACGGGGAAAACGCTAAACGACTAGAACGGCGCGGCAGATAGCATGGTCGGCCAACAAACTGTCACCCGCTTCCTCGCACCTGTAGCAGTGCGGCTACTTCGAGCGTCAAATATGCTGCGGGTTAATTGAATGTTTCGCGGTGCGACTTGGGATAGCTATCCTTTACAGTCTTGATTGAGGAATAAAAAGGTTCGATTTTGGCTGCTGTACCCTCGTTCATCGCATGCCACAACATATCCAGTTGGTCCGCTACAGATGGATACTCAACTGCGCGCCGTGGAACGTGATCGCTCTTATGCTGGATTCTCAACTTTAAACTCCTGATCTTGATAGGGCCATAGTATTACTTTCACCAGATGCTCTCCAGCCGAAGTAAACTCCAGTTCAACATCTGTACCGTCCGCTGCATAGTCATGACCTTCAATCGTGACAGTGGCACCTGCAAGTACGCCTGCAAGAGTATTTCCATTCAGCTCTGTCGCCATTTTTGGACGTTGTTTGAGTATCCCCTCCGGCATGTAATATTCATCGGACCGAACTTGCAGGGGAGCCTTGGCGAATTGAGTGAAACCGTTAATTCGCATATTGAGCTCGGCCATATCATCCGAGCAACTGACAACAAACAAAATTCTTCCTGCGGCATCGTAAGCTGCGAATTTAGCCATATCGGTCATCGTTTTGCCCCCATTGCAAATAGATTTTTGTTTGCGATGGACACGTTGGCATCTTGCCCATACCAGTCCACCTGCATTACATAGGTCCCGGCGTCCACTGGAAGAGAGTAAGCAATACCGGGAAAACCGTCGGCCCATGTGCCTGAGAATGAAGCATAGACACCGCCGTTAATAAGCAGTCTGAAACCGTAGTCCCTGATTCCATGTCCGAAGCTCTGCGTGCAGCTAAAGTTAACTTGAATATGACCAGGCTGGTCCATGGTTACCGCAACGGCTATGACACCTATCCAGCTACCTATCCCAGAGCCTTGTGAAACTACGCTAGTGCTAGCACTGGTGGGAATCGTAACGGCGTTACCACGGATGCGGAGAGTGTCAATTTCGGCAACGCCAATTTTTGCAGTAGTAATCGCCCCGTTGGCAATCTTGGCATTCGTGATGGATGCTGTTCCAATTACCGCGTCGGCAATAAATACCTGGCCATTATCAATAACGAAAGGTGATGTGACGTTACCTGCTACGTCGCGGATGACCGCAAACCTGTCGGCTGCAACGACGAATTGCGATTGAAATACCCCGGAGTTGTTGTCCAGACTCAGGCCGAAGCCGGCGACATACTGCAGACCATTTTGCGCGGCGGCGAGCTTGACCGAATAAGTGGCCGAGATCTTCCCGTTCGAATCAGCAGTGCTGTTCGCCAGCTGTGATATCTGCGAAGTGTGTTCGCCTACGGTGCTTTGCAACTGAGTGATCGACCGCGCCTGCGCGGTTTGGGTGTTGCTTTGCGACGTGACAGTCGAAGAGAGGCTGTTCAGCGACTTAGTGCTCGCCTTGGTCGCCAGACCGTTGCTGGTGCTATTCACGCTGTTTTCCAGCGATGTCACGCGTGACGAGGAACTGCTGATGTCGACACCTTGTTGGGTGACGGTGGAACTCAACGCAGAAAGTGCCTGCGCAGAACCTGCCGCCGATCGACGCCCGACGGCGATGTAGGCGATGTCTATGACGGCGTTAGGGTCTTGCTCGATGTTCATATCGAGACGAATAGCATAAATCGCAGTCTTGCCAATCCATCCGGCATGAACAGAAAGGTCCAGTTCGATATCCTGCCAATCAGTGGTGTTGAGGTTGATTGGCCAATTGAACCGGCGAGCTTCGGATAAGCCGCCATCCTCATTCGCCCAATACATTGCCGCCGTTGCACGGCTAGTATTGCGGCGGCGCAAACGGATGCGCAGGTACGGATTCTCCGATCCATTGATATTGCCGAACGAGTTGGTTGCCTGGATTTGGGTGTACTTTGAAACGGTGGAATAAAGCGGTCCCGCCGTGATCGTCGCACCCGAGACATTCGCAACCCAGCCACGGGTTGAGCCTGTCATTTCCCATGCGTACCCGGCGACAAATGGAGCGGCGGTGCCAATTGAGTTTTTCAGGTTGGTAATGTCGGAACTTTGAGTCGTCACCTTCCCTTCGACACTCGTCACCCTGTTGCCAAGCGTTTGCAATACAGAGGCGCTGGCTTTGCTGGCCAGACCGTCCGTGGTGCTGCTTATCGCATTTTCGAGCGTTGTAGTTCGCGCCGAGACACTGGTCAGGGTTTTGCCTTGCTGACTCACAGTCGAAGAAAGCGAATCGACTGCGACGGACATTGCAGCCTGGTCACTAGCAGTCCCTTGGACTGACGGGCTGTAAGCGGTAAGAACAGCGCCCTCCTGAAACTGGGTATTATCGACCTCCATCCACATATCAGCACCCGCGCCAGATCGGTTAAACAAGCGCGCGGGATAGACCTGAATACGGGTGGCTAAAGCAGGACACACAGCGGTCAGGCTCAATCGCGTGAATGTTGTTCCTACCTGCGTTTCAGCAAGCTGAGGCGCGGTTATCACGTTCCCAGCTTCGTTTACGAATACGATGTACATGGCGAAGCGAGCGCCAACACTTGAGGCCCTCACGTAAGTGCTTAACGTGTAAGGCTGCCCGGCTACCACCTTCGCCCTTGGTCCTTCCTCGCTCCCGAAGGTGATGCCGATGTAGTCACCATTAGCGAGCGCGCTCTTGGAAACGCGTAGAGCTTTCATGCTGCTAGGCAGTGGCGAATCCACCTGAGTCAATACCGGAGGGGCGCCCGAGTTGTAATCTCTGCGCCAGTATTGCGGTCGAGTTCCGTCGGCTGCCAACACTTCGAACGAGCTATTGAGCAGCATGTTATCGCCGCCCATCTGGCCTAGGTTGTTGTTCAGTTGAGTGATCTGACCGCCAATGCTGGTCAGACCGTTTTCATTCTGCGTGACGCGACTGTTAAGCGCGGTAGTCGCTGAGGCTTGCGCGAGGAGGTCGGACGCTACGACGTCGGCGTTGTCTTGCCATCCTGTAGCAACAGAACCGGTTTGGAACTGCGCATTGTCCAGCTCGATAAACCCGGAGGACAGGGAGGCGGTCCCGTATACCACGGCTGCTACGTACAGTTTCACCGTATCACTGGCAGGGTTTACAGCAATGCCCAAGCGCTGCCAGTTGCCGTCAGCAGGAATTAACCCGGGCTGCCAAACGGTGCTTACCGAATCGTCTGCCTTGAATCCAACGACCTGGATCTTTATTTGCAGACCTGCGGTAGCCCGGATGAATACCGATGCTGCGTAAGATCCGGGGGATACCAAGATAAGTTTTGACTGCTGGATTCTGTTCCAGACAGTCGCACTCAAGCCTGTCATGTCGAGCCGCTGGACCGATCCGCCAGGCACCAGCGTGGAGGCCATCATACTCGGTGTACGGCTCCCGCCTGCCGAGTCGAACGTCCACCCATCGGCAACGCCAGGAAGCACACTGGCTTTGTCGAACGATGGGTTGTAGACCATGTTTTGGCTGCCAACGCTGCTCAGATTCGTATTGATCTGAGTGATCGCACTGCCGTTGGCGCTCAGGGTATTACCCTGCTGCGTGACCGTGTTGGTCAGTGCCTGGACAGTTGCCGCCTCGGCTTTGGTCGCCACTTGAGCGAGGGCAGTTGAAGCTGCGGCAGCAGCATCGGTCGCCGCTTTGTCCGTAACCGCTGCCCACGCGCTCCCTGTCCAGCGCTTTGGGGTGTTCGCATTGTTGCTGGTATCGATCCACAGGTTCTGCGCCAACTGATCGGCGGCCGCTGGTACCGACGACTGAACGATGACTTTGCCCTTACCGCCCGCCAGCGTGTTAGCAGCGTTTACTGCATTCTGCGCGGCGATCACGTTCTGGTTGGTGGAGGTCAGGCTATTGTTCAGGCCGGTGATGGCCGCACCCTGGCTGCTGATCGTACCTTCGGCGGTCGAAACCCGGCTCGACAGGCTCTGGACAACGGACGAATCGGCTTTGCCGTCCAGTGAGGTTTTCAGGCCCGTGATCTGCTCAGACTGAGCGGCGTTTACGCCCTCGATACTGGTGATCTTCTGCTCAGACGTGCTAACGCGCACGGCCAGACCGCTTGCCGTTTGCACTGCCTGACCGACGTTGAGCCAGAAGTCCGCATTCGGCGGCGGTGTGTTGGCCGGGACGTTCTTCGTGGCCTGATAGATAACGCCGTCGGCACCGAGTACACCCTGCCCGCTTGTGTAGCTCTGATCGTCCTTGTAAGGCATTGAGTCGGCCAGATCGGCAATCTGGTCGATTTGCGTCTGAAGCTCTCCCTGCACCTCGGCTACGGTGTTATTGACGGCCGTGATTTGCTCAACGAGACGAGTCTGTACCTCCGTCAGTTCACCACGCACTTCGCCGAGGCGCTCGTTGACCGAGCCTGGACCCTCGCCGCCAATCTTGCCAATCTCCCCCAGCAGTTCTTTGCCCAGTTCGCTTTCGGTGATCTGGCCGGCGAGATAGTCGAGAATGTCGTCAGCGTCAGCACTGGCCTGCCCCCCCACGACAGAATCGCCGACGGGGAACCACGGCCCGATGTTGCCGGTACGGTCGACCAAGCGCGCCCAGAAGAAGAACTGCTGGCCCGCGCGCAGGCCCTGCATCGTGTAATCGGTCTGTGGGTACGGGAGGTCCGCCAACTTTGTCGCACTTTCCAGCTTCGGCGCTTCTCCGTACCAGATCTCCGTACGCTGGGTGTCCTCTGCACCTGATGGAAAAGTCCATTTGATGCCAATGCCGAAGATCAGGCTCTCAGTGGTCAGCGAGGTGACCGCCGGTGGCAAACCTTCTTTGCCGTTGAGCTGGGTCAGGTTCGATGTGCGCCAAATCGACGAGATGTCGTAGGCGCTGACCGCCCGCACGCGAGCCAGGTAGGCACCCGAATAGATGCCGGTGATGTCGACACTGGTGGTGCCAGTACGCTGGACCCTGATCCAGTTTCCATTGTCCTTGCGCCACTCCACGTCATAGCTGACAGCGCCGTTCACGGCGGGCCAGGCGATGGTCATGGTGGTGACGGCAATACCTTGGTCAATCGCCGAGTTCGAAGTTAATGTGACGCTGGCAGGCGCCGAAACCACGGAGATCGGAATGACGCTGATCGAACGCTCTTCCAGGCGGGCGCCGGTGTCGATGTACCCGAACTTGCTCGGTTCGTACTGCAGCGCATTGATCTCATAATTGCCATCGGTGGTGCGCTTGGTGCTCAGCACCCGATACAGTGGGATCGCCAAATCATCAGCATGCAGCGCCCATTGAAGTTGAGGTGTCGGGGTTTCGCTGTAGGCAGTGGTTACCGTGACCTCGCGACCGGCAACGTCTTGCACCGTACGCCCTTGTGCGTTACCGCTCGGCAGGTTGATGATCAGACGATCACCGACCTTGGCCTGCGTGTCACGATCCAGCGTCACCACGCGCCCCGTCGCAGCAGAGATACGCCCGCCAATTTCGCGACCGGCCAACAGCGAATCGGCCACCGGGATAATGTAGCCAGGCAGTGGAATCGCGCCTTCCATGCCGGTTTTGAAGCTAATGGTACGGTCCTGATTGTTGCTCATCACCGCCCATTTGCCGCGACGCTGGGCTTCGGAGGCACGGGTGCAGCCGATCGCACTGATCTCCACAGGCTTGTCGCCAAAGCGGCGCTGCAAGACTGGATCGGCAAAGGCTGTCACATCGGTGTCATAGTTATTCGCCGGGTTGTCGTAACTGACGATTGCGCGGGTGTAGCGTGTCTGGGACGAGGCGCTGCCATAGGAGAACTTGCCGTCGATGACGTTCGCGCGAGTGAATACATAATCGAAGTCTTGAGCCCGTGGCATGTCGGCCTGCATCACCAGCTGGCCTTGAGCCCAGTAAGTCATGCCCCGGTAAATCGCCGAAATATCACGCAGCAGCGTCCAGGCCTCTGCCTTGCCCTGCAGGTTCATGTCACAGAGGAAACGTGGCTCCTCTCCGCCAGCCCCGTCGGGCACCAACTGATCGCAATACTGGGCGATGCGGTAAAGCTCCCACTTGTCGACCATCCACGGTTTGATGCGCTTGCCCAAGCCAAAGCGATCAGTGGTGCAAATGCCGAATGTCACCCACGCCGGGTTGTTGGTCCAGGCAAGCTTGAACGATCCATCCCAGACCCCGGAATAAGTGCGCGCCAGTGGGTCGTAGTTGCTTGGCACTTGCCATTTGCGGGCTCTGCAGTCGATGGTGACAGCCGGAATGTTAGTGAATTGCTCAGCGTCGAACTCGATGTACAGCAATGCAGTATTGGGGTAGCGCAACTTGGCGTCGATCACCTCGGTGTAACCGGCGACGAGCATGGTGTCGGCAATCTTGTTGGTGTTCTGATTCGGCGTGATGCGACGCACGCGGATCTGCCAGCCAGAGGACGCCACGGGCAAATCGATACGGCGCGAACGCTCGTAGCGGGTCGTCGTTTTGCCGTCGACAGCCTCGTCCAGCACCTGTTGATAAGCACCGCCGTCCGTGGCGATATCAACGGCATACTCGATCCGGTAACCGCCGACGTTACCGCTGTCGTCCTGCTGCTGAAGTGCCGGCCATGCCAAACGCACGCGCACGGCGGACAGTTGGGTATTGGTCAGCGAGCGTACCCATGTGGTATCGCTGCGCAACTCGACGTTAACCGTCGTCTCGTTCTCGACCGATGGAATACCAGGGATATAGGCCTGCTCCACCGAGCCGGTACGCCATTCCCACTTCACGTTCGGGAAGTTGACGTTACCGCTTGCGTCCTCAATGGGAGTGTTATCGAGATAGATGTCACGCGCAGTTGGCGTGCCCTCGAACTCCCCCTCGCCCACGGCGATCAGGATTTTCGCCAGGTTGGTTGAGCGCAGGCTGTCGGCGGCCTCAATCGGCGTTTTTGGACTGCTGCTGCCACCCTTTGCGCCATGGATGTCGATTTGTTCGGGTACGCCCATGCTAGTTCTCCAGGCATAAAAAAACCGCCAATGGGCGGTTCGGGTTCCAAGTGAAGGTTCAGGCTTTGTCTTCGGCGTAGATGGATGCAGAGATGATTGCGCCCCCCCAGCGGCGTCGGCCGATGCAGATCGGAACCGGGTTGCCGCTGGCGGTGGTGTTCCTCGCTGAGCCGAAAGCATATGACGGCAGGTTTTCCGGGGCAGCGCTTTGTCTAAGACCGGAAGCTTGAGGGCTGAGCATTTGCATAACCCCGCCAGCGAGCATCGCTATACCTGCAGGAGCCAGCGAAGGGAACCAGATGCTCGCCACCAACAGCACTACACCCACTATGGTTTGCAGAATGCCTGCCCGCTTGCTCCCCTCCATAACAGGCGCGATTCTCACCTCTCGAGTGCCACTCAAATCCAAGCTTTCTACACCAACATTTTTACCGTTACGGAAAACTGCGAAACGCATTCCCAAACCCGCAAGGCGCTTGATTTCATCTCCAAAACCTTCGAGCGTGCAAGTAAGGGCTTTAAGAGCCTCCCAAGCTCGCCCGCTATCGAGTTGACGCCGATGTAAGCGCCCGAATTTCTTTCGAAGCGGACCCGAGAGAATGATTGTGGTAACAGGGTCGAAATGAGCAGTTGCAGGGGTCATCTTTGCTCCAAGCATTAAAGAGGGTCGCCCGGAGGCGGCGGATGAGTTAGTCAGAGACAGATCGCACCGCCGATTCAACCGCGCGTCCTGGCATCATGGACCACGCCATACGCTGATGAAGATCGACGGAACTGCCACATGCAGTCTTGGCGATTCCAGCATCTCGTCGGCCATGTTGTTACTGGCTACAAGCAATGAGGATCCGTTCTCGGCCTCAGCCGTTGATAAATGGGTCCGAGCGTCTCGCCATCTGGGGAGTACACATGGCGCGTAACGCTTAGGGTCTTTTTTGTAGTTGCAGTGACGCTCCACTCGTTTTCAGCCAAGTCGCCCGGACCGATGCATCCGACAAGCAGGGCGACTGCCAGGGTCCGGTAAGCTCGCATGAACATCCCTCATCAAGAAAATAATCGCGCATGTTCTGTCATGCCAAGGGCGGCGAAGATGATGATCTCGGACGGCTTACCGCACAGGTGATGGAGACTGCAACTTCCCTTGGCAAAGCGGATACCCATGAAGGATCAGGCTTTGTCTTCGGCGTAGATCGAGGCGGAGATGATCGCGCCGCCCCAGCGCCGGCGGCCGATACAGATCGGTACCGGGTTGCCGCTGGCGGTGGTGTTTCTCGCTGAGCCGAAAGCGTATGACGGGAGGTTTTCCGGCGCGGCGCTTTGGCTAAGCCCCTTTACTTGGGGGCTGAGCATCTGGATTACGCCACCAGCCACCATAGAAGCCCCTAGCGTAATCAAAGCTGAGCCAAATGGGGCACCCGCGCCAAATGTGCCGCCGGTTATCACCAGGCCAACAACGATCAAAACAGCCCCCACGATGGTCTGTAGCGAGCCTCCACGTTTACTCCCTTCAAAAACCGGAACAATCCGGAGTTCCCGCGTACCAGAAAGATCAAGGGACTGCGCGCCAGTATTTTCCCTGTTTCGAAAGATAGCGAAGCGTAGGCCCAGACGATCTAAGCGCTTAATTTCATCCTCAAATCCAGCAAGCGTTGCCTTGAGCGCTCGAAATGCTTCCCGAACGCTCTGGCTATCAATCAGTCGGCGATGCTCTCTGCCGAAACGCTTTGCAAGCGACCCTGACAACTTAATCACGGTCATAGTTGTATCGTCAGCGCCCATTAAATTTTCCTTGATAAAACCCAACGGAGCGGGCTTGAAGTTTCATTAGAGACAGAAGTTGATTCTCTCCAGCCTCGCCTTCGCAATCCAGTTGTCTACGTTGACGTAGTACCTGGCCTCTGAGCCGGACGCCACAGGCCGAATGTCTACGAAGTATTCAGATGCAGCAGTGAAGACTGTATAGCCAGACTCTCGACGCGCTTGCATTGTTGCTTCAGGCGTGACCCCGAATAACGACTGGTTCTGCCATTCGTACTGGACGCACAGAGCGACCGCTTGATCCGGTTTCTTGGAGTAGAGAATCTTATTCGGACCATCTTGCCTTACCTCATTCATTGGCCGCGCAAGGCAACCAGCCAGCAAAGCAACTGCGAGCGCCCCTATCAAAATTCGCATGATGATCTCCAAGTGATAAATAGTCCGAGACTATCACTGCGCATGACGGTGGCGAAGTATCAGTCGCGCTCGCTCATGCCAAGGCCCGCCGAAGACGATGATCTCGGACGGCTTACCCCACAGGTGATGCAGGAGGAACGGCCCGGCGCCATGCACCGTGACTGACTCGGAGGGATGGGTTGGGTCAGCGCCGAGGAAGATCCCGGCGTGATTGGGGTGTTTGGTGCGCCCGACTTCCATCACGATCATGTCGCCGCGTTGCGGCGTGCCAACTCGGTAGAACCCCGCTGCGTCATAGGCCTGCTCATACAGACTCGGGCCATCGGCCTGCTCCCACCAACCGTCCTCGCGCTTGAAGGCTTCGAACTCCAGCCCCCATTCGCGCTTGTACCAATCAGCGCAGACTTGCCAGCAGTCCCAGGCACCGTGCACAAATGGACGGCCCAGCAGCGGGGTGTTGCCGGTGGGCACTATGGTCCGCAGGTCTGCCTCAGGCCAGCTGAGAATGTGCCAGGGCAGCGCGGTCGCTTCGCACATGGCAAGGTCGCGCGGCGATGGCCTACTGGTAGCGTCCGGGTGCGAGTGAACGATGCCGATCACCTCGCCCTGGTCGTCGGCTGCCGCGTAATCCTGCGGGCTAATGCGAAATTCCTCATTGGGCTCGGTCGCTGAGTTGGTGCACGCAATGTACTGCTGTTTACGGCCAACGCGAATCAGCAGGCCGCAAGACTCGCGTGGATATTCAGACGCCGCATGCGCCTGCACCGACTTCAAAATGTATTTCAGCATGGTCAACTCCTGGCAATCAGAGAGACGGCCGGGAAACCGCCGAAGGGCAATTCGTTGCTCGCACCCCAACGAGGCTCGCAGCCTGTCGTAAGCAGGCCATTGCATTCGTCGAGTTCGGGTTTGTCGGTCAGGTTGCCATCCTTGTCGTGGTACGGCCCGGTGTAACCACAGTTCGGCCCACGATATCCGCCGGTCAGGCACCAGTGACATAGCGTGGTCATTTGGCGGCCTATGGACTCGCTACCAACGTCGCCTGGGCTGGCCAGCTCCCACGAAACGGTTTCACCGTCCTCATTGGTTTTCTGGTCCAGGTACCAGACTTCGATAGCCTCTTGCGTCGGGTCGGCCTCTGAATTGCCCGCCGGGAAGTTCCCAGCGTCGATATAGCGCGCCAACGTGTGCCGCACGGTGAGCTTGAAACCAAGCAAGTCTTCGAAGGCCAGACACAGCGCCGTGATCCGTCCGCTGACGTTGCCAACCGACAGCTTTGGTCGCACCGCTGTACCGTCGCCATTGGCCTCGATGCCCTCGACCTGCACTGGCCAGGCACCGTACTCGTTGCCCTGCCACCAGATTGATTGGGCTGGAAGCTGATCCGCGTCGACACCCGCCGACATGATCTGCGCTGGTGTGTGCGGTATTGAATGTCCGTGAAAACGTAGGATATCAGCGCCATAGTCCGAGCCATCCACTTCGAACAACAGCACTTCACTGCCAGGCTCGAGAACCTGCAGGTCACTGATCAATGGCATGGAGAATCCTTATGGGTGAAATGCTTGGTTGAAGGTGGTGGTGACTTTGAACTGGCCGCCGCCGATTGGAGTTGGCACCGGCTTCTGGCAGGTAAAGAACCCGGCCTCACCGAGTGGAGTCGTCCAGATAAAGGCTTTGGCGCCCGCATGCCGATCAAAGAACGCCATAATCTCCAGCGCTTTGGCTTTGGAGCCGGTGAAGGTGATCGGGTACGAGCTTTCCTTGTTGTTCGGCCCGTCCCCGACTATCTGCTTATAGCCGCTGCCGAACTGTGACGTGCGGTTGCGGTAGGTAATATCAGGTGCATCACCTGACTGTGTCGGCCAGATGAATGTTTCGATCGCCATACTCATGCCCTCCCGTTGACATTGCGGTAACTCACACCGCCAGCGCGCCATGATTCTGCGACGGCCTTCTCGGCAGCTGCCTGCATCTGTTTTTGCAAATTCTGCTGGAGCACTTGCTGATCAATCTGCATCCCTTCACCGCTGCGGTCTTGGGTGACCACCGTCACCGGCGCGCTGATCTGGACACTTGAACCGCCTCCTCCCACCGAGCGCACACCGAGCGCACCGCTTGAAGTGCGGGTCAGGGGCATGATGGCCTCAGGCCCGGCCTCGCCCATCAAGCCAGCGTGACCACCGGCCATACCGAACGCAGTCGGGGTGCTGACGATGTTGTTGGTAAAGGCTGCGCCGTTGGCAAACATCTGCACGCCGCCAGACCACGCCCCCCCATTGGCTTGCTTGTAAGCTAGCCCGGACACATCGAGCTGAGGATTGAAACTAAACGATGTGTCGCCCACGGAGCCTGTGGTTACGGTGGGCGCTGATCCACCGCCGGTGAAGTAGCTCAACCCAAGTCCAAACAACGAGCTCAGTAGCGATGAAGACGCCTGCCGTGCAGCGACGCGGGCCATGTCCGAGATGATGGACTTGGCAAGGTCCGAGAAAGAAAGCTTGCCGGTCATTGCAAAGTTGAACACCGCGTCTTCCATGGAGCTGAAGGCGCCTGTGAACAGGGTTTTCGTCCTTCCCGCAACGTCCCCGGCGGTGTCCACATAGTTTTCCAATGCCGCGGTTGCGCCATTGGTCCAGTCACCTTGAGCGGCCTGCAGGTCGGCATAGTTCCGATGGATCTGGTCGGTGGCCTTGTCATTGGCAACGACCAGATCTTGGAGTTGTTTCTTGTATTGGTCACTGGATAGCCCACCCCCCGACGGGTCGGACCCTTTACTTTTTAGCTCTGACTTTTGCTTGGCAAACAGCTCTTCCTGTTGATCCAACTCCCCATTTAGCTTGTTCTGACGGTCGCCATGTCCCACGTTGAGTACGGCACGTTGTCCCTCACGCCTCAGGGTGTCCTGCCGTTGTTTGAGGACACGCTGTTGCGCAGTTTCATCGTTACCTGCCGACGGACCGTCGGTTTTTTTCGGGTATTCACTGAACGTGGACGGACTCAAAGGACCCGATTTAAGCCCGAACGTTGATAACTGCAGACCCTCCAGACGGCCCAACGCCTTGGACGTTGGGTCAACCTTGCCCAGCAGGCCTGACACTTCACTGGTTTGATGCCTGGTCGCCTTCGAAGCCTTGTCGGCTCCGCGAGCGACGCCTTCTGTAGCTTTCTCCGCTCGCCCGGCCGCCGCTGTCAGCTTGTCGAGGACGGAGCTCGCCTTCGCGGCATCGGTGGAATCGATTTTGATTCCGAGTTCAGCAATGGTTGGCATGCTCGCTCCGCTATTTTGATTGGCTCATGATGAGCAGGGCCTCAGCCTCCATGACGCGAACGTCATGGAAGGCTGCGGTGATTTCTTTACGCTTCATGCCAAGCATGGAGCCGGTAGAGGGGATGGCGCCGTAGTCAAGACCAACCGGCCCGCCCATACCGACGCGCCACTGGGTGGACAGCGCTTCGAACAGGCGAAAGGCCGGCCAGACATCAGCCAGCACCTCATGCTCGATTTCCGGGATGTCCGACTTGGTCATGTGAAACGCAGCGAGATCGGCGTCCGACGGACCGGACTCGTACAGGATCCGGGCCGTCGCCGTCAGTTTCCCAGTCGGGCCGATTGGTACGCGCCCTGGTAGGCATCCAGGACGGCTTGAGACGCGCCCACGCAGGTGGTGACCAGCGCAGTCATGGCTTCATCGTTGAACGTGTCATCGAAGCCCCAACCGGACACGATGTCTTTCATTTGGCTGACCTGCATGGCGATCTCGTCGCGCGTGGCTTGCTGCCAGGGCAGATTGCCATCCTGCACCTTGGCTGCGTGCTCCTCGCGGGCGGCATTCCATTTATCGAACAGCGTGGAAAGCACCAGCCGGTCCAGGTACTTGAACTCGAAATCCACATCCACAGGCTTTTCGCCCACCCGTGGAATGGCGACCTTCGCTTTGAAGGTAGGGTTCTGGGCAATCTTGATCTTCGCCATGGTTTACCCGGCGACCTGATAACGAGTCGGACGGGATGCCAGCGACAGGGTAATGACGCGGGTCATGATGTTGTTGCGCGACAGGGTCGGGGTGGAGGTGATCGACACGTACGCGTTGTAGTACATGACCGAGCCATTGGGCAGTGTCAGGCGCAGCGCACGGGCATCCTTGTCCTGGTCCGCGGTCTCGCAGACCGCCACGTATGGCAGAAGCGGATCGTCTGCGACGGTGAAGGTCATGCTGACCGGAGACTTGGTGGTCGGTACTTGACGGTCTTCGTCCTCTTCCAGAAAGCCGAACGTGGCGAATTGCTGTTCGCCCCCGGTGGAGGCCACTTCGGTAATCTGGCTGATTTGCGCCCACGCTGTGACTGCTCGGACGCTGCCGGTCCCCGCGCCTGCCGCGTAGACAGTGGTTTTGGTGGTATCAATGCCTTCGAGCTTGAAGGTACCGGTGTCCGAGCCGGTGACGCGAACTGCCTTATCGTTCAACCGGGTCCAGCCAGAGCGCACAACAACCACATCCCCATCTTTGAGGCCATGTGCGGCGGCAGTTGCGACCGCAGGACTGGCATTGCTGATGGCACTGACAGCGTTTGCAGCAGCCAGGGTGGTAGCAATTTCCAGAATTGCGCCGTTAGGTAGTTTGAAAGCCATGTGTTTGTCCTCGTACAGAAATGAAAAAACCCGCACTCGGCGGGTTCGGGTTTGCCCAGTGGGCGGGTTAGTGGGTGTCAGCGCGGTATTGAAACGAGGCGGACACTGTCAATGCGTTGCCAGTTTGAATCAAAGGCCCGGGCCCTACTGGCGTAAGTACCATCACTTCGAATTCGCCCTCCTTCAGCCGCAGGAAGGGCGCAAACAATGGGTCGAGATCATCAATCATGCCTTCGGCATCGCCTGTGCCATTACCGGCAGGCGTGACGACATTGATCTGGAACACGCCCGTATAGACGCGATGGTCGCCGGAAAGCGTGCTTGTGTTGGTCGCTGCCGGAAGCGTGAAGGCCGCCAGGTAGGTTTCGCCAGGCTGCGGATCAAAGGTATAGCCCTGATACGCGATACGCAGGTTGCGTACCGCAGCCCATGCAGCAAGACGCTGCTCGAACAGTGAGCGGATGATTTTATGGCTCATGACTGATTATTCCTGATGACTTCCAGCACCCTCTGCTGAAAAGAGGACTGCGTGATCCTTCCCATGCCCGGAGGGGCTTGAGCGCAGTAGACGAATTTGAGCGGGTGGATCGGTAGATAGGGGTTCTGCTGAACTGCTGAACTGCTGAACACGATGAAAGCGCGGTTTGCCGGGTCTTCATCGCAGCAAAATAACGCGACTATCGGGAGGGCCTGCGGCGCTCGATCTTGCCTGCCTCGCTGCCGAAGCGGTCATCCTGCAGGCAACCCTCACAATTGAGTCGCACACAGATCCAACGCTTTACCCGGGGCCAATACGTGACCATGAACATGTGTCGCAATCCGGCCAAGGCCAACGCTACGTGCATCGTTACTCCAGCTGAGTTGGGCGTAAAAAAGAAGCGGTCGGACCGGGCAAGAATGGCGTACCCACTGATGGCGATCACCGCATAGAGAAGCTTGCCGATGACGCCATCCTGGACTTTGCCGCTCAATACGCACCAGGTCGCCCAGAAGGCTATAAGGCCAGCCGCATAGGCGTTGAGGTATTCGTATGTCATGAGCTAGGCCCTCCGAATTTGCTTCGGATGACTGACCACAGGTCAGCGGCCTTGATTGCTCTCGTTACGGCTGCCATGAGCGATCCACCAAAGGTGCCCAACAGGAAGCCCACGCCGGCGACGCTGCGTGGCTCGATGATTGCAAAATAAGCGCTGACCATGCCGGTCAGGTAGTGAGCACAGGCCATGCCTGTGAGCAGAAAAAGCAACCACGACCTGCGATCTGTGAGGTCGTCTTTATGCCATCGGGTGGCGACCAAAGCGCCAAACAGACCCGCGATAAGCCAGTCGAACTTGTCGAGCAGGCGGTGAAAGAATTCCATACGCTCGACTCCGTATTGGGCATGAAAAAATAATGGCGTTAGCAAAGCGCAACGTCAGCAAGCAGGAGGCCTGCGCAAGAGCACCGGATCAGCAATCCTCTTTGTAGATCAGCATGAAAGCTTTGTTTGGCGACTGAAGGCAGCGCCCACAGCTTTCATGCCTCTCAAAGGCGATAGCTCGGGGATCGTGCTCTCACTGAGTTGCTCGCAAAAAAAGCCCCGAGTTCGTCGGGGCTTTGCTGCTTCTGGCGGGGAATAATCTGGCGGGAAATAAAAAGCCCGACTCAATGGTCGGGCTTAATGTGTCATTCTTTAACGTTCGCAGGAATGACAGGATGAAACAAATGATGACGGCGTGATGGGCGCTTGTCAACAGGTATTACGCTGTTTGATGTAAAAAAACGCCCTCCTGTTCAAGAATAACTTCGGCCGCGCTCAACGCTTCATTCACCATCTCGTTCAGCACTGCCTGAATCTTGCGCCGCCACTCACGGCGGGTAGACTCGGGACGGCCTTCGTTGTCCCACGTGTTCATGTCATAGAACTCGGCGGGCAACACAATCATGTCGGTGGATCGTTTGATGGAGGTTTCTCTACCGCCCCGGTGCAGTTCGTCGCCCTGCCCCTTATCAATGTGCATCTGCTTTGTGACCGCCTTGAGTTCCGCCTCCGTCCTGGCGGTTTGGCTTGCGACCTCGCGGCCTGAACGATTTTGCCGCCCCTGCAGCGGCGGTATGGCCCAAGTCGTCACCGCTTTGTAACGGAACAGCGTGGGCGCTGGCGATGCAACCAACGGGACCAGCTCGCCGATGGCCTGCACCTTCAGGCCTTTATGTGTGCTGAACTTGGCCACCAGCGCATTCCAGTGCCGAGGGATCAGCTGCGAATGCAGGCGGGCGTATATCCAGCAGTCGGCCTCCTTGCGGTCGATACCCTCGCGCCTCGACGACGAGAGCATGCTCAGATCCGCGCTCCCTTCGTTGTGCGGGTTATACAGCTTCTGCCAAGCCTGCTTGCTGGTGTTGTCCATCGCGTCGGTGGCGAGAGCCGAAATGACGGCGCTCAAAACATTGGAGTAAATCATGCGGCTCTCCCCTTAGATTCATTGATTTTCGTTCGGTGCTCGGCCTCAGTGCCCAGGTAAAGGCGTCGAGGGTGCTACATAGGTGTGTTTTCAAAATGCCTGAATGGGTTGAAATAATTTCAGCATGCTGAAATCTTGAAGTCAATAGATACCTTAAGTATGCTGCATACTTAAATTCAGCGAGCTTAATATCGGCCCATGGATAGACACGAACGCATTACCCGCGCCATTGAGTTGAGCGGGCTGAAAAAGAGTGAGATTGCTGCCGCCTGTGGAGTGGCGAACTCAGCGGTGACTCAGTGGATTACCGGCGAGAGCAAAAGCCTTAGGCCGGAAAATCTTTATGCTCTCGCGAAGGCGACAGGCTTTTGCGCCGAATGGCTGGCCATTGGCGAGGGACCGGAAAAAGAGCCCGCTTCTAACGTTTCGATGGCCGCGCAACCCAATATGATGTTTCGCTACCCTGTTATTTCCTGGGTAGCAGCGGGATCGTGGGCAGAAGCAGTCGAGCCCTACCCGCCTGGTTTCTCAGATCGATACGAGATGTCGGAGTACGATTCGAAAGGCCCGGCATTCTGGCTGGAAGTCAAAGGCGACTCGATGACCTCCTCAGTGGGCCAAAGCGTGCCGGAAGGCAGCCTTATCCTCGTGGATACCGAGGCTGATGCCCACTCGGGCAAGCTGGTGATTGCCAAACTGGCCAGCGGTGACAAAGCGACATTCAAAAAACTGGTAGACGATGGCGGCCGGCGGTTCCTGAAGCCCCTGAATCCGGCCTACCCGATGGAAATGTGTGCGGACGATTGTCGGATTATCGGCGTAGTGGTGCGGGCCCTGATGAAGCTCTGAATCCTTCGGCACACACCATGGAGCTGACTCAAACAACGGCGAGCCTGGCTTGCGCTATTGATCCGTCGCGCCAGGCGTGAGCATCAGGTCTCGTCCTGAACAAGGCCCGCGCCCGTTTCAAGGCTGGCCACGCCCCAATGCGGAGATTTTTCCTACACGCCCTTGCCAATCTACCGAATCCTTTTTACTGTATATTCGTACAGCATTAGAAAAGGAGGTTCACAGTGCTTCGGCAACCTGATTTCACCCGGAACAAACTCCGCACCTACGAGCAGATCGGCCATCGGGTTCACCAGATCATCACCGACCCCCAGGTTCAGAAAACTCAGTGTGTCACCATTTCCAGGCTTCCCAATGAGAGCCCCGCCGACTGGCTTCGGCTCTTGAATGAGATAGGCGGGACAGCCGGCATCAAGGTAGAGGCAATCGAGGGAGATGCCTATAAAGTCGGTTGGCGTGAGTACTGTGAGCAATGATTTTGGCCCGCCCGGCGCGGGCCTGCTTACGACAATAATTCAGCACACTGAAATTCCACCGCCAGCGCACCCGCAATGAAATTTCAGATTGCTTAGTATCGCTTGATTTTTCCAAGGGTGCACTGAGCTGTCGACAGGGCCGTTGCAAATGTCCATGATCGTGGCCAACAAAAAGCCCCAGCCGTACTAAACGAAATTTGACCCATTCGTCATATAGGGCCTTAGGCGATTTACGGAAATTGCGACATAATTCCCGGCAATTTGATTCCGGAGTAACCCCATGAACCAGCAAGCCCATGTCCACGGCCCTGATTGCGAACACGATCACGACCACAACCATCATCACGAACACGGCCATGTCCACGGCCCGCACTGCAACCACGAACCTCAAGAGCCTGTGCGCAACTCGCTGAAGGACGTGGGTCGCAACGATCCCTGCCCCTGTGGCAGCGAGAAAAAATTCAAGAAGTGTCATGGTGCCTGA